CAAACTCACCAAAAGATTTGAATTTACCATTACCTTCTTTAGCTTTGGTTTCTTCTTCACTCATTGGGAGTCTTTGAGAAGGCACGTTGGATTTAATGACATCTTCAACAACTGCTTTAGTGTTGTTTTCAATTTCATGCTTCAACTCATTAAAGTCCTTCTCTGACATAGTAGATTTTATTTCATCTTCTGCCATGTTATTTCTCCTTATTTTTATTGTTTTTAATTTTATTTAAACCAGCATTGACACCTTCCCTAATAGCATCAGCAACAGTATAAATTTTTTCTGTTTCCCTTGCTCTTAGTTTATTAATACTATCAACTGCTTTCATTAAATTCTCTTTTTCTTCTTTTGTAAAAGTTACTGCATTAACACTTCTATTTTCTTCACCATACCCATCAGGATTTTCTTCTTGTTCTTCTTCTTCAGATGGATTCATAATTTCATCATATTCTTCATGTGTAGAACATGGCATATAAATTGTGTTTCCATCTTCGTCCATACTGTGAGTACCTTCACAACCAATTTCTTCAGCTCTTTCCAGTGCTTCTTCTTCAGTTGTGTATTGGTCATCTTCAGGAAGTGGTGCTTTAGATTTTTCTTCATCTAAATTGTTAGCAACACGTTCTGCCCATTTTTGAGCATTCATTCGTCCTTCTTTTTCAATACTGCCACCCCATAAAAGCCATGCAACTTGACCTGGTGTAGGTCTGTCTGACTCACCTGACAAATATTCATCTGCCTTTGGTGATTTCAAATCCCCTTCATGTCTTAAAAACCAAGCTGACATTCTGACAACTTTGTTTTTAGAAATTTCTCCATTAGCCATAAGCCTTGCTTCTCTTTTGGTTTGTTCAGTAAGTCCATCACCAGCAAATTTTTGTAAATCAAGACCACGTTTTGCGTTGTCTTTGATATATTTGGGAGGTTCAGGAACTTGCTTATTGATTGTTTCACCATACAATTCTTTTGCAATTTCTTCTGCAACTGGATTTAATCCTTTGCTTCTCATTGTTACCAATGAATCTCTGTTGCTGGGAATTGTAACCTGTGAAATTTCAAGAAGTTCAACATCTGTATAAGTACGTTTTGCATTGTCTTCACCATTGCCTTCCAGGAAGTCATAAGCCATGAACCCAACTGAATATGCAGATTTACCTTCTTTTGCTAACTGGTAACCCCAATCAGCTTCCTTGTTTCCCATATTGATATAGTATTTAGCTACTCCAATAAGTCCTTCATCAGTGACTTCAAGTGATACCCACTCCCCTAACTGTTTAGTTAAGTCATTATAGTCATGTGATGAAATTAGCACTGGGTGCTTCATAAAATCATCTATGGTTTTACGCCAGGCTGATGAAAGTATTACTTCACCATCTCTGTCTACTGCTTCAGTTGACACAATAGCTTTTATATAACCATCTTGGTCTTCAACGGCTTTTGTTTCGGCTCTGTAACTTTTAAATACTTTTGTTGCTGGTGCATTGGCTGACTTTCCACAAGCTTCTTCTGTTCTATCCATAAGGGTAGAGCAGTAGGCTTCAGGATTATCCTTATCAGAATTAGCCATAACACACGCTTCAAAATTTTCGTATTCACAATTTGAACCAAAAGGCATTGTGTACTCCTTTTTAAATTTATATTTCAGGTATTTTTTACACAAAAAAAGACCTGTCCTATAAGTTCGGTTACTTATAAAATTCGGTCTTATAACTCACGATTCAAGCACTGGTGTCTAGCACTCTGGCTTTATTCAATTTGTAAAATTATAAACTATTTATTTTGTTATTGTCAAACTTTTATCGTTAAATTTAATTTCTTCTTTGCATCTATTACAATACAAGCTAACAGTTCCCAGTAATTTTTTAGCAAGTAATTTTTCGCATTTAGGACACCTGGCTTCTTGCAACGGATATTCATAATCTGATTTAGTTTGCGTGTTTTCTGATGGCTGAATTGATAATTGATTATGTGGAAGTGCATCATATACTGGAATCCCAGCATCAGTAAGTTCTTCTAACATACCAGTATCAATTTCTTCTAAAACAGTACATCTGCAATTAATGTTGTTTGCTGGGTCTGTTCCTAGACCTGGAGCATCTAGCAATTCACCACCTACATCAAATGGTCTGTTTATTGGCACTCTTTGTCCATCAGCAAAGGAGTGTTCATCTCTAGTTCCACTGTCTTGTGTTGTAAGCCAAACTTTGTTTGCCACAACTTCAGATTGTTTTGCTGATTCAATTGTTGCTTGATTTAAAGCTGATATTGTTTCAGTTCTTGCTATTTTTGTAGCATAAGATTTATTGAATGGGTAAACTGCATCATCTCCAAATGCCTGGTTTATTTGTGTTGCCAGTCCTTGAGTACCAACTCCTTCAACATCTCTTGATGCAATTATTAACTCTCTAATTTTTTTTGCTTGTGTACCACTAACAAGTTTAGACTTAGATAAAGCCTGGTCAGCAATAAAAGCTAAAATTGAATCAGATTCATCATCAAATGAATAACTATAATCTATATCAGGTGTTTGCTTCACACTTCTTTGCAATAATCTGTTTGCCCTTCTCATTATTTCTTCTTGAGTATCTTTCCCAGCTTTAGAAATTGCTTTTTTGTAAAAAGAAGTTAATGACTCTTGCATTACTTCTATCCATTTCATTTCATCAAATGGATTTTTTTTAGGGTCATCTTCTAAATTAGCAACAATTTCTTTCTTTTGTTTAGCATATATTTTTTCAAATTCAGTTTCTAATTGACCTTGAAAACTTTCATACTTATCAAGAAATGATTTTGCTCTATAGCTTTTGTATTCTGTTGTAAAATCATTCATTTCTTTCAACGCTTTCTGTCTTGTAACTGATTCAGGTACAGATGCCAGTGGCATCATAAAAACATCACCATTTTTAACTGAGTCAAGACCAACTAAACTTCTTGCTTCATTCCTGGTTATGTAACCTGACTTAAAACCCATATCTGCTACTGACAAATTACGCTGGACATCTTCAGGTACTGGTGAGTCATAATCAAAATATAAATTTTCGCCAAACATAGGAATAAACTGTTCGTTTAATTTTGCTCTTATTCTATGCAATCTTGGTTTTAATACCCATCTTGCAAATGTATATTCACTTGCTTCAGCGTTTGCTCTGTTTACACTTTCGCTTATTCCAAGTATGTGTAATGGCATTCCATAAGCTCCAAGAATAACATCACGATTCATTAACCTTAATTGTTGAAATTGCATATCTCTTTGGTTTACGGCTTTGCCAGTCCAGGTAGCTCCACCTTCAAGTATTGCTACTTTGTGACTTCTTGAAACTCCTTGATGTTGTTCATTCCATTGGTATCTCAATCTTTCATACTGCGAATCAGTAAGTGTGCCTTCAAAGTTTATAACACCTGAAGGTTCAGCACTGTTTTGAAAGAATGATTTGTTATATTGACTGCTAAATTTTTCAGCTTCAATATCTGACATAATAGAAGCTATTGGTGACTGCCCCCTATAAGGATTATTAGGATTAGGCAGTTTAATGTGAATAACTTCATCTGTTTCTAATGGAATCTTCTCATGTCCGTTTACATATACATATCCAGCAATATAATCTTTTGAATGTGGTACAACTTTCATTTTACTTGGATTTATTGCCCATAATTCTGCTGGACGTCCAATCCTATCTTTTATAACAAGCCAAAACGCTTCACCAACCAAATCAATATATGTTTGTGTCTGTTCCATCATTTCAAGTCCTGTAGTATATTCATTAACAAAATCAAACAAACTTAATACTGGGTGACTTATAATTTCTTCTCTTTCTTTGTCATTTTTTATTTGATACAATCTCCAATTAGTTTCTGCAACTGCACTAGATATTCTTGATACACAAGCAAACACCCAACCTACCTGACCATAAGCAGATATGTAATCACTTGGTGAAACGTTTGATAACGTGCCACCTATTGTGTAATTTTGAAACATTGAATTGTCTAAGCTAGGTGCTTTTTCTTCTGTCTTTAAAAATGGATTTATTTTGTTATACCATGCCATATCTTACTCCTTATAGCCAACGTATTGATGGATTTCCTGAACCACTTAGTTCAGATAATGCCCAAACAAGTGCATCAAGTCTGTCAGGACTTGGGTCACCTGAATTTGCTTCCCAATTGCAAAGCTGGTTTTCTAATCTTTCAAGATTACCAACATGATGTACCTTGCCTTGTTCATAAAGTGATGCAATTGGTTCTGCTCTTGTACGTTTTCCACGTGAAGCGTGAACAGATTTATATGGTACATTTTCTGATTGTGTACGCAGTGTGTGTTCAACTAGCTGACCCCTATTGTTGACTTCTGCAATTATTTTGTCACATTGATATTGATTGAATAGCATTATTGCTTTTTCACTCCAAGCTGATGGTGTATATCTTGCACTGGAATCATTAAGGACATAAAACTTACCTTCACTATCTTTACCAGCTACAATAATTCCTGTTTCATCACTTGTTTTTTTAGATGTAACTGCTGGGTCAATTGCCACAACAACTCTTTCTAAATCTCCAGGACCAACTTCCAATCTCCCTTCATCAAGCCATTCACGTTTCCACATAGCGTTGTCTGATTCTTCTAATATTTCTGCATATATTTCTTGCATACCTAGTCTTGTATTTTTGTATTTAGATAATATTGAATCAAAAAATTGTTGGTTTAAATTCTCTCTGTTGTCATAACTTGTACCTTTTGTAAGTACAGTTGTTTTTGCATCTCTTAAATTTATAAGTAGTTGTAATGGTCTTGGTGTAGTAGTTACACAAACCTGTGGTTTTTCACCCAGTCTTAAAGCAAACATAAGGTTATCCCATGTTTCTTCAGGGTATTCCCATGATGCCATCTCATCTGCCCATGCAGTGTCAAACTGACTACCACGCAACTGGTCAGGTTCGTATGATGAAAATGTTTGTGCTATTGCACCATTGTCCCATGTTAATCTTCTTTTAGATGGTTCATAAGTTGGCATATTGTAAGGGGGACTGATGTTAAGCAATCCTGATTCCCCTTCTATCATTACATCACGCACATCTGCTGGAGTCTTACCAATTAAAGCTATACGCTTTGACAAACCTGACTCCACTCTTTCTCTAA